CAGCTACTAAAATTGATAATTTAGATGTAGTTAAAGATGCATTTCAAGGATATTACAGTTACATAGAAGATTTTATTAATGATATGAAAAAAATATTTCCAACATTAAAAGATGATTGGGGAATATATGTACCTGAAGTTAAATACTTAGCTCCGGAGCCATTAGTAAATTATGAAGATTTATCATTAACTAAATACCCAAATGTACATTTTGTAGGTGATGCTTTAAGTGCAAGAGGTATATCAGTTTCAGGAGCTCATGGTACATTAGTAGCAGAGCAATTACTATCAATGAGTGATGCTATAAATGAATTTTTAGAACATGCAGATAAACAAGGACCATGGTCTAAAGAAGATGATAAAATACATACTATAGGTGGATTAACAATGCCTAAAGAAAATACTAATAAATTAAATAAATAAGAAATGGCGAAGTCTAAAGTAAATATGAATGAGCATATTAAGAATAGAAAATTCCGTAAAAAAGAAGAGGATGGATCTATTACTACTATGTTATGTTTAGAATGTAACGGAATGAACAAACTCCACAGCATAGAAGAACCAGCACTAATTAATGCTGAACAAAAAAGAAAAGAATATTATTTAAATGGCATTGAATATGATTATGAGACGTGGAATGAAATTAAAAAAGGAAGAGAAGGTTTACCTTGGTATAAAAAACCTGCTCCTAAAGGTATGACTCATAGAAATTAATTCGTATATTATAATAAAAATTAGTTATGAAAATAGGATTTTGTGGTACAATGAGTGTAGGAAAAACTACATTAGTAAAAGCGTTAAAAGAATTACCTGAATTTAAAGATTATACTTTTAGAACAGAGCGTTCAAAATATCTTATGGAGATGGGTATTCCGTTAAATACTGATTCAACTTTAAAAGGCCAATTAGTATTTGCAGCTGAACGAGCAAGTGAATTAATGCAGGAAAATATTATTACTGATAGAACTGTTGTTGATGTAATGGCTTTTTGTGAACTATCAGAATCTATGGATTCTGCCCATAAACATTATTTAAATGCTACTTTATTTTATCTAATAAAAGAATATGATTATTTATTCTATATTTCTCCTAATGGGGTAGAAATAGAAGATAATGGTGTTAGAGAAACAGACACAAAATATAGAACAGCTATTGATAAAAAAATTAAATCAATTATTAAAATGTTTAGGAGTAATACTATTACTATTAGTGGCACAACTGAGGAACGTATAAAACAAGTTAAACAAGCAATTTTTCTATAATATTTATAATAAAATAAATTATAATGAAAAAATCAGAATTAAAATCTTCAATTAAAGAAGAAATTATAGAAATATTAAGTGAAGAAGGTACTATAACAACTGATGATGCTAGTGAAGCAGAAAAGTTAGCTAAAAAAGGAATAGATGTTAATTTAACTGAAGAAGATGATGAACCTACAAAGTCCCAATTAAAAGGAGCCTCAAAAGACTCAGTATCTACAATTGCTAATAAATTACAACAAACAGCTAAGGAGATGAAATCTACAGTTAATAAATGGAAATCATCAGAAGGTGAAGAAAAACAAAAATTAAGAGATAAATTATTAAAACTAACTAATATAAAAAAAGAGTTAGAATCAATGTTATAAAATTATAATTATGAGTATATTATCAAATTTATTTTCAAGTGGGGCTGCTGATTTAGTAAAGGGTGTAGGTGGAGTTATAGATAACTTACATACATCTAAAGAAGAAAAACTAAATGCAGAAAGAAAAATAAAAGCTTTAATAGCAGAACATGAAGCTAAAATGGAACAAAATATTACTGATAGGTGGTCTGCAGATATGAATAGTGATAGTTGGTTAAGTAAAAATGTAAGACCCCTAATATTAATTTTTTTAGTAGTTTCTACAGTTCTTATGATATTCATTGATGCAGGAACCATTAACTTTACTGTTGAGCAAAAATGGACAGATTTACTACAATTAGTATTAATAACAGTAATTGGTGCTTACTTTGGGGGAAGATCAATAGAAAAGGTAAAAAAGAAATCCTAACTAATTCCCTCTACTTTAATAGATGTCAGATTTAAAAAAAATAATAAGACAAGAATATATAAAATGCGCAAAAGATCCTGTTCATTTTATGAAAAAATACTGCTACATTCAACACCCACAACGAGGTAGAATTCAGTTTAGTTTATACCCATTTCAGGAAAAAGTATTAGGTTTATTTAAAGATAATCCTTATTCAATAATCCTTAAATCCAGACAATTAGGTATTTCAACTTTAACTGCAGGTTATTCTTTATGGATGATGACATTTCATAAAGATAGAAATATACTTTGTATTGCAACTAAACAGGATACAGCCAAAAATATGGTTACAAAGGTAAAATTTATGTATGAAAATTTACCTTCATGGTTAAAAGTTGATGCAATGGAAAATAATAAATTAACATTGCGACTTAATAATGGATCCCAAATTAAAGCAACCTCAGCATCAAGTGATGCTGGTAGATCAGAAGCAGTATCTCTTTTATTAATTGATGAAGCAGCTTTTATCGATAATATTGGAGAAATATGGGCTTCAGCCCAACAAACACTAGCAACCGGGGGTGGATGTATTGCTTTAAGTACACCTTATGGTACAGGAAATTGGTTCCATCAAACTTGGACAAGAGCAGAATCACAAGAAAATGAATTTTTACCTATTAAACTTCCTTGGTATGTTCATCCTGAACGAAATCAAGAATGGAGAGATAGACAAGATGAATTATTAGGTGATCCTAGAATAGCGGCCCAAGAATGTGATTGTGATTTTAGTACATCTGGTGATATAGTATTCTATTCTGAGTGGATTGATTTTATAAAAGAAACTACTATTAAAGATCCACTAGAGAGAAGAGGTGTAGATCAGAATTTATGGATTTGGGAAAATGCAGATTATTCCCGAGAATATATGGTAGTAGCGGATGTTGCTAGAGGTGATGGTAAAGACTTCTCGGCATGTCATGTAATGGATATAGCTACAAACACACAAGTAGCAGAATATAAAGGACAAATGCCACCAAAAGAGTTTGGTTATTTTTTAACAGGTTTAGCTACTGAATTTAATAATGCTATGTTAGTGGTTGAAAATGCTAATATAGGATGGGCTACCTTAGATGCTATCAGAGAAAGAGACTATAAAAATTTATACCAATCTCCTAAATCAGACCAATTAACTGCAGAATCTTATTTAAGAGTATATGAAGGTAATTCTGAAATGGTTCCTGGTTTCACAATGTCTATGAGAACAAGACCTCTTTGTATTAATAAGTTTAGGGAATTTGTTGGTGATAGATCCGTAACTATTCAATCAAAACGTTTATTAGAAGAAATGAAGGTATTTATTTGGAAAAATGGAAGACCAGAAGCTCAAACAGGTTACAACGATGACTTGGTTATGTCATTTGGGATTGGTATGTTTCTACGAGATACTTCATTAAAGTTCCAACAGCAAAGTTTAGATGGAGCTCGTGCGGCGTTAGGTAATATTCAAAAATCAAAATCTTCCCATAGTGGGGGGTATAGTGCTAATAGTGTTCAAAATCCTTACTCAATAAAAATAGGGGGAAAAGATGAGGACATAAGTTGGTTATTATAATATATTTATAAATAAAATAAAATGGCAGATAAAGGCTTATTTTCAAGATTAAAAAGATTATTTTCTACAGATGTATTAATACGTAATGTAGGGGGTAATGAACTTAAAGTAATGGATGTTAATAAGATCCAAATGAGTGGTGAGTTAGAAACTAATTCTCTGATAGATAGATTCAATAGAGTTTACACAAACTCAGCAACTTCATTATATGGTCAACAACAAAATTTTAATTATCAAACTTTAAGACCTTATTTATATTCAGAATATGATGCAATGGATACAGATGCTATTGTAGCTTCTGCCTTAGATATTGTGGCAGATGAATCTACTCTTAAAAATGATATGGGAGAAGTTTTACAAATAAGATCAAGTGATGAAAATATCCAACAAATATTATATAACTTGTTTTATGATGTTTTAAATGTAGAATTTAATTTATGGCCTTGGATTAGAAATATGTGTAAATATGGTGATTTTTTTTTAAAATTAGAAATTGCTGAGAAATTTGGAGTCTATAATGTAATACCCTATACAGCATATCATATTGAAAGACTTGAAGGGACTATGGGAATAGACACAGATGGTAATCCCTTAAATCCTACAGAAGTAAAATATAGATTTGATCCCGATGGCATATCAGGAGCTGATTCAGGTTATTATAGTGTCCCTAACTCAGGGAATCAAGCAAATTCCATTATATTTGATAATTATGAAATGGCACATTTTCGTTTATTAACGGATATGAATTTTTTACCTTATGGTAGAAGTTATATTGAACCAGCTCGTAAATTATTTAAACAATATGTTTTAATGGAGGATGCTATGTTAATTCATAGAATTGTTCGTGCTCCTGAAAAAAGAATTTATTATATGAATGTTGGAGCAATTCCTCCAAATGAAGTAGATGCGTTTATGGAAAAAACAATTTCTAAACTTAAACGTACTCCTTATATGGATGAAAAAACAGGTGAATATAATTTAAAGTATAATATGCAAAATATGCTTGAAGATTTTTATATCCCAATTCGAGGAAATGACTCAACTACCAAAATAGATAATTTAGCAGGACTTCAATGGGATGGGATTGCCGATGTTGAATATTTACGAGATAAACTATTCGCTGCTCTTAAAGTACCTAAAGCCTTTATGGGTTATGATGAAAATACTGATGGTAAAGCTACATTAGCAGCTCAAGATATTAGATTTGCTAGAACTGTAGAGAGAGTACAAAGAATATTTACATCAGAATTATATAAAATAGCATTAATTCACCTATACACTCAGGGATATAGAGATGGAGATTTAACTAATTTTGAAATTTCATTATCTACCCCATCTATTATATATGATCAAGAAAAAATAGCTTTAATGACTGAAAAGATGACATTAGCTCAATCTATGTTAGATAGTAAGTTAATCCCTTCAGATTGGATTTATGAAAATATATTCCACTTTAGTCAAGATCAATATGAAGAGTATAGAGATTTAGTTAATCAAGATACTAAACGAGGATTTAGATTATCCCAAATTGAAGCGGAAGGAAATGATCCTTTATCATCAGGGAAATCTTATGGTACACCTCATGATTTAGCTGCATTATATGGTAAAGGGAGAATGTACTCTGACCCCTCCAATGTACCAGATGGGTATGATGAAGGAACTACAGATAAAACACCATTAGGTAGACCTGTTGATAATCTCACAAATAGAGATAAACAAGAAGGAAATTTTGGTAAAGATAGATTGGGTAGAAAAGGAATGAAAAAAGATTATAATGATACTTCATCACCTTTATCCGAATTAGAATCAAATAAAATATTATCTAAGTATGAAGATATGTTAAAAGATATACCAATTAATAAAAATGTATTATTATCTGAAGATAAAATTAGTAAAAAAATCAAAGGAAATGTAATTAATGGTAATAGTAATAAATTTTAACGTATTTATAATAAAATAAGTATTGATGTATATAAAACATTCAAAATTTAAAAATACTGGTATTCTATTTGAATTGCTAGTAAGAAAGATAACTGCTGATACATTGGCAGGTAATGAGTCCCCATCTGTAAACATATTAAAAAAATATTTTGTCAATACAGAATTAGGAAAAGAATATAAATTGTATGAAACTCTGTTTAAGTCCAAAAACCTTACAGAAGGAAAAGCTAATGCCATTTTATCAACAATTTTAGAATCTTCTAAAAAACTTAATAGAAAATCTCTTAAAAGAGAAAAATATAATCTTGTAAAAGAATTAAGAGAACATTATAATGTTGAAGACTTATTTAAAATTAATATTTCTAATTATAAATCTTTAGCTGCTCTATATACATTATTTGAAGTATATAATACATCAGATATTATTAACCCCAATCAAATTGTTGACAATAAATTAGTTTTATTAGAACAAATGTCTTTAAATAAAATAGATAAAGATAATATCAAAGATACCTTATTAGAAGAATTTAAATCTGAAGATAAAGATGTAAGACTACTTACTTATAGAGTAATATTAGAAAAATTTAATGATAAATACTCCCATTTGTCTGATACCCAAAAGTCAATATTAAGAGAGTTTATTGAACATATCGATAGTACTAGTAAGTTAAAAGAGTTTTATAATTTAAAAATTCAGGAAATTAAAACAAAATTATCTGAAGAAATTAAATCTGTAAAAGATGATGCTACTAAAATTAAATTAGTAGAGATAAGTAAGTTTATTGTTGAAATA